AAAATTTCTGTTATATTTACCCCCCTCTCACTATAGGTCAGTTACCCCCTAATTATAGCCCTGAACAGGGCTTTTATAAATATATTCACTTTGGTTGTTCGGTTTTACGATTTGAACAGGTTATCTTATATGTATAGAAATACATATACGGAGTCGCTCCGTTTAAGACTCCGCGACTCCTATATATTATATAATATATTATAATATGGGGAAGTTCTGCCGTTAATCGGCTAGCGTTAAATGACTGTAAATGATGGGGACAACTGATGGGTAGAAAACCTGGGATTCAGAATATCCCTAAGCGCGAGGCGCAAGAGAAGGCCTTGCAGCAACTGAGTCAGGGTAGCACTATTACCCAGGCTATGGCCTCCGTGGGCCGCTCAGACGTGGCCTTCCGCCAATGGTGTGCAACTGACCCTGAGTTCAAAGAACGTGCCGAGGCTGCTCGCCTCGAGGGTAAAGGCATCAAGACTGATTTGAAGGAGCTGGGGGATATTTCCTTCCCTGACTTTTCTGAGCAGTTCCTAGACACCAAGCTCTTTGACCATCACCTTGACTGGGTAGATTTGATTGAGGGCCGTGAGCCACGCTGGTTGGACCCAGCCATGACCTACGAGCCAGGGGCTGCCAACCGTGTACTAATTAACGTACCGCCTGAGCACGCCAAGTCCACAGTCATCACGACCAACTACGTCGTCTACAAGATTGTGACTAACCCCAACGCCCGTGTGATTATCGTATCCAAGACACAGGGTATGGCCCGCAAGTTCCTTGGGGCGATTAAGACAAGACTTTCCCACCCAGCCTACACCAAGTTACAGGTGGCCTTCGGCCCCAACGGTGGCTATAAGGCAGACTCAACACAATGGTCTGCTGACATGATTTATCTGGGTACAGGACGCGACTCTGGCGAGAAAGACCCAACGGTCCAAGCCCTAGGTATGGGCTCACAGATTTACGGTGCTCGCGCTGACCTGATTATTATCGACGATGCTGTGATGGGCTCAAACGCCCACGAGTGGGAAAAGCAGCTCGAGTGGATTCAAAAGGAAGTTATTACCCGTCTAGGTAGACACGGTAAATTAATTATCGTTGGCACTCGAGTTGCACCGATTGACCTATACAAGATGCTCCGTGACCCCCAGCAATGGTCTGGTGGCAAGTCACCCTTTACTTACTTTGCAATGCCTGCCGTACTCCAGTTTGACGAGAAGCCTGATAACTGGAAGACGCTGTGGCCTAAAACCACACTGCAGGAAAACGAGATTGATGAACCCGATGAAAATGGTTTATATCCTAAGTGGGATGGACCCTCGCTCTTTACGCGCCGCTCTGAAGTTGCGCCATCTGTCTGGGCTATGGTCTACCAACAAGAAGACGTCCAGTCCGATTCTATATTCGCGCCAACAGCAGTTGCAGGATGTGTTAACGGTATGCGAAAGCGTGGACCGCTTAAACCAGGTGCTCCAGGGCACCCGCGCTCAGGCAACTCCACCTACACAGTAATTGGTTTTGACCCAGCCGTATCTGGTCGTTCTGCTTTCGTAGCCGTTTCTTATAACCGCGACGATGGTAGAATCTACGTACTTGACTGCGTCAATATGTCAGACCCAACTCCTCAAAAGGAGAACGCTCTGATTCGTGAGTGGGTCGAGAGATACCACCCTCAAGAGTTTCGTGTAGAAATCAACGCACACCAGAAGTACTACGCAATGGACACTGACCTGCGTAACTACCTAGCAAGTTATGGTTGCCAGTTAAACTCACACTTTACTGGCAAGAACAAGTGGGACACATCTTTTGGTGTAGCATCCATGGCTAGCCTTTTTGGAACTATCCATGATGGTCGCTATCAGGATAATGGTTTAATTGAACTACCAAGCAACGAAGGCTCTGAGGGACTTAAGTCTCTTGTACAGCAGCTCATTACTTGGAAGCCAGATACTAAGAACCCAACTGACTGCGTGATGGCTTTATGGTTTGCCGTGATTCGCATCCGCGAATTGATGCAACAGTCTTCACAAGTAGGTCAGTATCAAACAAACCGCTGGGCAACCAGGGCACAGAAGCAACAACGAATGTCACTCAACCTTGATGAGGCTTTTGCCGAACAATGGGCTGACACTTACGGATAAGGAAAACAATGGCATTATCAATGGAACAAGTTGCAGCGAGAGTCGAGAACCTTCGCTACCGCAACGCTGAACGCGACGGTCGCAACCTCGACGTTCTTGCAGTCCGTAAGGGTAACATTGCATCTGTTTATCCTGACTTCTTTCCAGATGGAGTAGATGCTAACGTAGTTGCTAACTTTATCGACATCGTCGCACGCGACTTGTCTGAGGTTATGGCACCACTACCTGCGGTTAACTGCTCAGCTGCCAACTCTGTTTCAGATAGAGCTCGTTCATTTGCTGACAAGCGTACACGTATTGCCTCAAATTATTTTGCTCATGCTGACCTAGCAGTACAGATGTACCAAGGTGCAGACTGGTACCTAACATACGGTTTCCTCCCATTCTTTATTGAATTGGATGAGGAAGCAAAGATGCCACGCATCCGCCTAGAAAACCCTGTGGGTGCTTACCCAGAATTCGACCGCTACGGACGCTGCATTGCCTTTGCAAAACGCTACCTCATGTCATTGGCAGAGTTAGTTGCATTGTTCCCTGAGTATGAATACTCCTTGCTTGGTGGCCACGGCTATCGCCAGGATTTAAATACTCAGGTAGAAATGATTCGCTACTTTGACAAAGACCAATCAATCATCTACATCCCTACAAAGGATAACCTAGTACTATCACGTGCTAAGAATCCATTGGGTAAGATGATGATTATCGTAGCACGTAAGCCATCTATTGATGATGAACTACGCGGACAGTTCGATGATATCCTAGGTATCCAGTTGCTTCGCAACCGCTTTGCGTTGCTTGCAATGGAAGCTGCAGAGAAGTCTGTACAGTCTCCAATCGTACTTCCTCAGGATGTGCAGGAGTTGCAACTTGGTGGCGACGCTGTTATTCGTACAGCTAACCCAGCTGGTGTGCGCCGTGTAGAACTTAATATTCCAGCAGGTGCGTTCACTGAACAAAACTTGCTTAACCAAGAACTTCGTGTCGGTGCTCGTTATCCTGAATCACGTACAGGTAATATCAGCGCATCAGTTGTTACTGGTCAGGGTGTACAGGCTCTTATGGGAGCCTTTGATACACAGGTCAAGTCAGCTCAAGCAATCTTTGCTTCTGCTCTTCGTGATGTAATCAGCATCTGCTTTGAAGTTGATGAACTGATTTTCCCACAAGAGAAGACAATTCGTGGTGTTGATTCAGGTTCACCATACGAAATTACATACTCTCCAAAGAAGGACATCAAGGGTGATTACTCAGCTGATGTTCGTTACGGTATGTTGGCTGGTCTTAACCCAGCACAGGGACTTATCTTTATGCTACAGGCACTTGGTGGTGGGCTCATCTCCAAGGATATGGCAATGCGTGAACTACCATTTACAGTTAACGTAACCCAAGAACTAGAAAAGATTGAAATCGAGAATATGCGTCAGTCATTACTCGGTTCCATTACTGCACTCTCTCAAGCGATACCACAGATGGCAATGCAAGGCCAGGACGCTTCTGAAGTAGTGCGTCAGATTGCGGCTGTCATTAAGGCACGCCAAAAGGGACAGGCACTAGAGGACGTCATTGAAGAAGTCTTTACGCCACAGCCGCAACCAGTTCCTCCTGCTGGGGCCCAAGAAGCGGTTGAGCAACCGTCCCCTGTTCCCGCTGGTGTTCCAGCAGGAGGCGCTACCCCTGAGATTGCCGCAGCACCACCAGACATTATGAGCCTATTATCAGGCATTAGTGGTGGAGGAACACCAACAGCAAGCGTTCGTACAACGCGACGTATATAAACTAGGAGGGGACAATGACTACGATTATCGGCGTACAGCACGAAGATAAGTGCGTAATTGTAACTGATAGTCGCATTGCCGCAGGCGGTAAAGTTTATACACATGAATCTATGGTAAAGGCAGTTGAACGTGGAAGTTATATTATTAGTGGTGCTGGTAACTATCGTGCTTTGCAAGTGGTACTCCATGGGTGGACGCCTCCACTAGTTACAGTCAAAGCTAAAGCAAACTTATACGAGTTTGCAATCAACAAAGTAGTGCCATCTATCAAAGCGGCACTTGCAGAAGCAGGCGTAGAGTTTAATAAAACATCAGATGATGATGATGATAAATTTGAACTTAGTCTTTTAGTAGCAATTAACGGAACTATTTTTGAAATAGATTCTGATTTTGCTGTAGGAATGAACAGCACAAATTTTTATGGCATTGGTTCAGGTGGAGATTTTGCAGTAGGTGCACTACACGCAGGAACTACAATGCTAGATGCAATGCGAATTGCAGCACTTAACAATAACGAGACGGCTGCGCCGTTTCATATCTTTGAACAATTTACTAAGTAGGAGGAAACATGGCTGAAAATCGTGGAGGAATGCGCCCAACAGCGCCGCAGAATAATCCTGCCAATGTTTCTGGTACTGGTGGAGCAGGTCAATCTGGACGTGTAGCATCAGGTTATAGCTACGGCATGAATAAGCAAATCAATGAGCAAGCAGCTTCTGCTCCTATGGCAAAGGCTCCACAGCCTAGTTCACCCCGCGCAACTGCAATGATGAGCGAAAACCCATTGCCTCCAGTTACTCCTATCACAGCAGAAACAATGCTACCAGATGAGCCAGTAACAAACGGTGCTCCAGTTGGTCCTGGTGCTAATTCAGTACCTAACCTTCCAATGGGTCCATCAGATGACCCAGACATTAATATGATTCGTGATTACTATCCAATGCTCGAGTTCTGGGCTAGTCAACCAGGCACATCACAGGCTACTAAAGACTACGTACAGTACTTAAGGACGATTATTTAATGAATCTTTGGGAGTATATTGGCAAGACGCAGAAGGTATTTAAAAATACCCCTGCTGCGCAAATTACATCACCTAACAGTACTAGAATTCCTTTTAGCACTGCATTCGATATCGCATCTAATCTGCCTCAAAATCCTGGTGGATGGGACAATGACGACTTAGAGAATGTGCGTCAGGTAGCACTTAACACTGTATCAAAGGCTAATCCAGCCCTTGTTGGTGGAACAGTCGGATTACTTCTTGGTGGCCCAGTTGGTGCTGCAGTAGGTGCTGGCTCAGGTCTTGCAATTCAAGAAATTGATGAAGCAACTGATGGTGGTGCAACTAAAGTTTTACAAGCTGGACAAAAGAACTTTCGTTCTAACTATGCATTTTTGCGTAGCGTAGCCGACGAGAACGCAGCAATGGGACTTCTTGCAAGCCTTGGCTTTGTAGCAGGTGGACTTGCTGGTGGTCTTGCAGGTTTTGCTTTAGGTGGTCCAGCAGGAGCATTTGTTGGAGCAACAGCTGGAGCAGGACTTGCTGGTAAAGGCTTACGCGACACCTTTGAAACTGACCTAGGTGCAAATATTTCAAAGACTTTAAACAAGTCTGCAAAGTTTTCTGAGTCAGATGTAGGTCAAGAGCGCTACAATCTTGGCCGTGACGTAGTTCATACTGCAGCACAGATTACTGGACAGCAAACTCTTGGCGACACAAGCAAGGGTATCGGAGCTATTTCCTCTGGTCTTGTTAACTTCGTTGCAGAATTAGGTCTTGGATTAGATGTTGCAGCAGCAAAGGGCGCAGGTCTTGCTGTCAAGGGTACAGTCGTACGACCAATTGTTCAGCCTTTAACTCCATTCCAGAAAAAGATTTACGGCAAGTCAGAAGCAGAGCGTGTTGGTGCACGTTTAGCTGCAGATGTTGATTTGATTAATCGCACTGTTGCTGGAGAACAGACTGCATACACACCAGTGTTTAAATTTATTCGTGAAAACGACGCAGCAACTGTTGCAAGTCGTACAGGATTTGAAAGCGGAAGCGGAAAACTTGCAGCATCTCTCATGGCTAAAGAGTCAGACGAGACAATTGGTTTAGTGCTTCGTGTTTCTCATGGAGACCCAACTGCTGCTGCTGAACTTGCAACTAAGCGTGCTGATAAATTTGCAGAATACACACGTCTAGACGACGCAATGAACTATGTAAACAACAATGGTTTGTTTTCGCTACAGTTTAAGGGTCAAACCTTAGTACTATCTAAGCGTTTTAAAAACAACACAGCTCTTTTAGATGCAGAAATTGATGCATTAAAGAAAGAAATTGGCTGGCTTGACGATGCCTTGAGTATCGAAGGTGACCTTGCTGGTAGAACCGTATCAAAATGGGCAATGGTTGAAAAGGTACGCAATGATTTTGCTAAAGAAAACGCTAGCAGAAAACTCGCCCTTGATGGTACCGTTCAAATGGATACAGCGCTTGGTAAAACATACCAGTGGTTCTATCAGAAGAGTCCATTATCGCGTCCTATCCGTGGCTTAGACCGTATGACAGATGATGCTCCAAAGCAACTAATTAACTACAATGAGCCATTTACAGCAGGCATCAGAATGCAGACAAGTCTTCGTTCTGCTGAAAAGTATGGCGCTTCAATTCCACAGGAAAACGCACGTATCTATGATAATTGGATGAAGGCCAGAACAGAAAACCAAAAGACTGCAGTTATCGACAACTATGTAGATACTGGCATGAAGTTAATGGCTGACAAATACAACATCGGCGTAGACATTATTCAGTTTGCTATCGATAAGTATAACACTACTCACAAGCGCTTTAGAGATGAGTCTGTTAAGGCACGCGAATTAAAGCAGGGTTATATGAATGACCCTAATGACCCTGATGGTCCACTAATAGCAGATGCTCAGCTAATCACTCAGCTAGCTAACGGTGCATTGCTTCCTGATTGGAAGTTTGTTGATAGTGGATTGAAGGACAGTTCAAAGCGCAATGGCGAAACCACTAAGATTATTCGCAGCAAAGAGGGCGCTCAGTTCCTTGCTGATGAGTTAAATAGCTTGTGGCGTACAGGTACATTGCTCCGCACTGGTTACCCAATCAACGTAATCAAGGACTCTTATATCCGTGCCTGGGGTGACGGTGCTATCGGTAGCATGATGAAGTATCTTGCTCAGGACACAATTGATGCAATTTCGTCTAGCACAAATACTGTAAATCGAGTTAATCGCTGGGCTTTGTC